CTATAATACCTTCAGGAGTATATGGTTTTGCATTCCATATATAATGAATAATATCTTTACCTCTGTTGGACACCAACATTTCGTTGGCATCCTTCATAGGCAACTTTGAGATAAGAGCTTTTTTTGGCGTAAACAATTGAGCACATTCGATTGATGCACTGTTGCCAGCTTCATCATTATCGAACATTAAAATAACATTCTCAAAACTTTCTAAATATTCTAAATTTTTTTTAATATATTTTTTTGCTGATTTAGCTCCAGAAGGTACTGATACTACTGGCCACTTATTACCTTGTACTTTTGAAACTGACATACAATCAACTTCACCTTCAGTAATAGTAATCATCTTTCCACCTGGTTTCCATTTGTGCTGACCAAACAACCCAACACCATTCATATCTCCTAACCAGATAAAATCTTTATTAGGAAATCGAATGTGTTGAGCAACCAAGGAGTAATTGGAATTATAATATGGAGCTATTTGAACTGGTTGTCCTTTGTATTCACCAGTTTGATAATTGAAGAATTTACAGGTTTCAAAATCTATTTGTCTTTTTGATAACGCTTCTACTTCACCTGTAATCATATCTGAATTTTCTTTTGTATTAGTAAAGCTATTCACTTCACCATTTGCTGGTTCTCTGTAATGACATCCAAAACAATAAGCGTGTCCATCGGAGTACCTGGCTAGGTTATCTCTTGACTGACATTCTGGACAAGGTTCGTGTCTTACAAAGCTACTCTCATCATGCTCCATTGAACTCATCTTCATCTAGTTCATCACCTGGAAGAAGGTCGCCTTCTACCCAAAGTAAATCTGCTTTAGCCCATTCATCTACATCAAATGAAGGACAAGATTTATCAGAGAAATGATAATGACCTTTTACTTCAGCACTTGGATATGTTTTGTGTAATTCATCACAAAGCTTCTTTAAGCTTTCCCATTGTGCTGGTTCAAAATTATCTTGAGCAACTGTGTGGTCATCTTGAGTGACACCACCTACCATGCAGATACCAATTGAATTATGGTTCTTACCTCTACAATGAGCTCCAACTGCATCTGTTGTTCTACCATCTTCTATCACTCCATTTCTTCTAATGATAAAATGATAGCCACACTGCAACCAACCTCTCTCCTTATGCCATCGGTTTATTTCTTCAAAACCAATATCCATAGAAGGTTTAGTTGCTGAACAATGTATTATAAAATAGTCTGTACTTTTTCTGCTCATAATTTTTCCTGTTGATTTAAAACTTCTTTAATCCATTCATCTGGTAGAAGTTTCTTTGTTGAATAGACACAATGGTATTTGAACCCTTTTAGTTCACACCATTTGCCATAAGTTGTTTTAGATTTTTTTCCAATTTTTGTTTTAGAATTTGAGAATACAAATCTAATATCTAAATCTGGATGTTGTTGTTTAACTAATAAATGTTTCTTCCTATCGGAAGTTAAGAATTGTCCTTTAGTTTCAAATATAATTTTAAATGTATCTACTGCTGGACAATTGAAATCTGGTGTATATGTAGATGGTTTTTCTGGCTTGAGGTAAGATACTTTATAATCTTCATAACCAAATCTAATTTTATTTTTGATTAGAAAATTATTAAAATCCTCCTCAAGCTTTGATTTGAATTTAGAAGTCGGTTGCTTTGGAAACTTCCTCTTGAACTTCCTCGTCATCTGACCCTACATTTTTACTGGCACTATCGCCATGTACTTTATCGAAGCTATCTGCTCCATTAGATTGTCCACCACCCTCAACTAAATCTTTTACTTGAACTGATTTAAGTCTTAAGGAAACACCTGCACCAAGCATAGGTGTGTACCAAGCGAATGGTTGATAACTAACACGAAGGATTGAACCTCCCCATATAGTTATATCTGGACTTATAGGTTTTAATTCATTGTCGAATAAACCTGGTCTCTGTTTAAATGTATCTCCAGTTTTACCATTAGTACCACTGGCCTTCATTTTAAATTTGAAGATAACTTTGCCATCTTCTTTTTTATAAGGTGGAGAAGCTTCTTTGATTTGCTTCTTACCTGTTTTATCCTTGGCCTCTGATACTGCTTTAGCTTGAAATTCTTTTATTGTTTTTAGAAGTTCATTAGCTTGCACATCATTGAGTTCCAAGTCTACTTTGTACTCACCTTCAGCTTTGAACCTAACATCGCATTTTGATAAATGTGGATATATGGCTTTGCCAAAAGGAGAGGTATAAGTTTTTGCTTTTTGCATAAATACCCTCCTAGGTATTGTTGATTGATTTAATTACTGGGTAGCCATCGTTAATATTGGCCTACAACACATAACTGTTTTCGGCTACCCAATATGATGAAGATAGTATTCATCTATAGTGTCTATTTAAAAACGCTAGCGTAGTGGTTTAGCTACAGAAATACCAGCTACCTAGGACTTGTTTTAATTCTAGCGTTCCTTGAGCTGGAGCTTCTTTGATTTTACTTCTACTATCTTTATGAACTTGAGGAATTATTTCCTGCTTAAATTCTTCTAGTAGATTTTTATTATCAAATATATCTACAAATGCTTCTCTTACTGCAACATTCATATCATTAACATCACAAGCTAAAACACCAAAGCTATCATGAACACAAGCAAAACTTTCTATGCCTGCATCATTAGCTTTACACACAGCCTTCTGAAGTATGGCTCCATCAAGTGCGTGGACAAAACAAGGAGCTATAGAATTAGCTACCCTTCGCTTATCAATTTTATTTGTTTCAATTGCTATAGAAGTTTTTCTTATATCTGGTGTGTAGTTTCCAGATTTAGGTCTGAAAATTTTCTCACCCATATAAGTATTTATTCTTTTAGTTTCTAATACAGGACATACCATTTGAACTACAAATCCAGTTGGTGTTGTCCATACTACAGGCAATCCATTTTCTGAAACTAATTTAGATACTTGTTGCAACCACTTCATCGCTTCTTTTGCAGATACAATAACTTTATCTAAAGCTTTCCAAACTAATTTAGAAAGATACGCTGTACCTTTAAATATATTTGGTAGTCCAGGTATTGGGTTTCTATCTGTAGAGAATGGAATATCTTTAATCCCATCTTCTTCCATTTCCTCCAGGTGTTCCTGTATATATTTTCTACAAGAGAATTGAGTTAGTCCATATACAATACACATTGTGACTTTCTTTGTAGTCTTCCTGTCTATCCCATACTTTAACCATAGGTCTTTCAATTGACTATCTGGTTCCTTCTCTAACAATTCATGTGTAGCTTTAGCAACTTCACCATATACATCTTGAACTTTATTAGATGGAATTAGATTAACTGCTCTACCACCTACTTCATCTTTTAGTAATGCTGAAAATATTTGTAGTCCAGAATTAGTACAATCAGAATAACAAATAAGATTAGTTATAAATGTTAGCTTCTTGCCAGACTTAACAAAATTATTCCACTCAAAACAAAACGCCAGGAATTGTACTGGTTCAGAAGCATCAGCCCAAAACTCATAATTATTATGTGGGTCTTCTGCCGATTGACAGATAAATTTCTCATTATCCTCAACCCATTTTATTCTATTAACTAATGTATCTTTATCGTGGCCAAACATATTAGCACCATGCACCATCAATTTGTGCATACTAGCTTCAGTACCTAAAGCTTTACCTCTTCTAAATAAAAGTAATCCTTTAGCTAAATCATTCTGCTGATAGTTAAGTCCTTCTGGTACACAATAAATTCTACCTCTCCAGTCATATTGTAATGGAAAATAGAACTCATCAAATTGTTCGTATGTATCTGCAACAGTAAATATTTTTTCTGTTAGCAAAGCCTTACTATCAATTGTTGAATTGTAATTATGAACAGCTAAAGCCTTACGACTATATTCTCTTCTAGCTTCTTCATTAGTTGCAATATCAAAAGGTTTAGGTGGTAGCTCAATTTTACCACTAGGCAAACCAGCTACAGCTAATCCTTTATCGTGTATTGTTTTAAGCACCTGGTATACTGGTGTATTAACCATAAAAGGTGTCTGTTGCAGAGTGTTTATACATTGGTAAACCTCTGGCATTTCATGGGCTCTGTTAGCCATTTCCTCCAGATAAGGTCTGGAACCTCGCTTTATCATATTATAGTGCATTTTTTACCTCGTTGTTTGTTGATTGATTTTTAGTGTGGAGTTCTCCTACAGTGGCACTTAATTCCTTTGGCCTTAAATCCTTGATATAATAGCCTCCAGAATATGGGTTCATATCCCAGGTTTTAGGTTTAACCAGCATAGGTTCTCTAAATGGTTTTAATATTTCTGCGTGGATTTTCTTTTGTTCTATCCATTCCATAGTCTTCTCGGTGGCCTGGACATAAACAATAGATTTGTTTTTCATGGTGTATGTTTTGGTGAGCTTCACAAACCCAGTGGTGCTGGCTAATAATTCAAGAAGAAGTTTACCGAGTTTTACCTTCTCTTCTTTTGACCAACCTGCATACTCAAGTTGGTGTCTGTTCATAGCATATTGGAATACTTTCCTTTTATGCCTGTAGTTGTTTTTAGTCTTAAGCCATTCTTTTGTTTGGCTGTAAGTCTTGTTATCACTCTCTCTAAAATACAATAGCCTTGCTTCATCTTCGATAGCACCTGCTATTTTAAGCACAGCTTTTGTCTGTGTAGATGAAACAGTAATACTATCTAATACTGCTTTTAGAGTAATGAAACTGATACTAGCCCATCGTTCATCGTTATCGTTTTGGACTTCCTGGATAGGTATACATTTAGCTAACAGTGTAGCTTCAGTTGCATAGCGTTTAGCATGGCCATCAAATGCTTCTATAAAATATTTATTTATAGATTTGTTCATTGGCTCCAGGCCATTTTGTATTAAGACTTGACCATAGATAGTTGTACTTTCATTGGTCTCTCTTGGCTTACCTGTTTTATCAGATACCTTTGCCCTGGATTTATTGATTGTTTTGTGGAACCTTTTTATTCCACTCTTAATCATAGCTAATTCTATTTGTTTTTCTGCCTCTATTTTTTCGTGTAGAGTTGAAGGCACATTCTTTGAATTTTTAAGAATACCAAATTTCTCTAATATTTTAGCGTCTATTTCCATTATAACCTCATAAGTGTTTATCGTTTGTTCGTAGTCTTTGTGCATTGAAGTGCACATCTACTACGACAGCGTAGCTATCACATACAGAGTACGCAACAGTTTAAAAGGCTTGTATTGTCTGCTATTCTACTACGCCAGTGTAGATATGTCGGAGGCGTTTAAAGTGTATGGAGTTTTTAAGTCTACCGACAAATTTTTTATTCTTGGTTTACTTAACTTTTTCACTTACGCCTCCTACAAGCCTAGCCCTAATGCACAGTTATTGCACCATTAGTGCACATTCTTTTTACTTACTACCAGAGATAACCTTAAAGTTTTCTCTGTTTTCTGTAGCAAGTTTATCCAACTTCTTCGCCATATCAACTTTAACTTTTGGAAAGAAGTGAATATATCTTTTAGCAACTGGTGAATTATAACTCCATCCCATCCAGTCACATACCTCCATATATGTGCAACCAGCTTCAGCTAGTCTTGATGCACAAGTATGTCTACAAGTATGAAAGACCCAATCTTTGTTATCAGCTTGACCAAGAGCTTGTCTTACCATCTGCCACTTGTAAGTCATTTTCCTGTAGCTGGTCTCAAAGTAGGTTTTCATATTTGACCTTCGTTGTAGTATTTCTTTTGTTCTTTCAGAAATACCAATTGTAGTATGAGTATCGGTTTTACTTCTATACACATAACCAGTCCAACCAAGCTTGCTCTTCATCATATCTTTAGGAGCAAATTTAATTAGTTCTTCAGCTCGACAACCAGTATCAATAAGAACTTTAACAAAGTCCTCCAGGTCGTTGAAACCAAAGATTTTACATTGGTCGTATATAGCTTGTTCCTCATCATAACTATAAACAGAAAGCCTAGTTAGCTTTTCTTTTTTTCTAGGTATCTTTAACAAAAATTGTGGTGCTAAAGTACCTTGGTCAAGTGCGTGTCTAAACACTTTGTTTATGCAACAAGCCCTTCTGTTGTTTGTAGCTGTATCAGAGAATTGAGCTGTAAACTTATACCACTCCTCTTTATCTATTTCTCTTAACAACTTATCTTTACCCCAGAACTCATAGAATTTAGAAAAATAATATTTCTGTTTTCTACCATGGTCGGTGTTAGCCCAACCAACTTCTGGGTCATTCCAACAAGCTTCACAAGCTTGCTCTAATGTCACTTCAGTTCTTGCTCTACCTGCTGGTATATTTCTACCATCAATTAAAGCTCTCCGAAGTGCTTCTTCTTTTGCTAAAGCTTCATCATGTGTTTTACAAGTAGCTGTTTTTCTACCTCTTCCTTTTACAGAAACAAACACTCTGAATGAACCATTAGCTTGTTTACTTATTCCCATTTATATCACCTCCTTTGCATA